CCAGGCTCGATCGTATCTTCCTTGGCCTCCGACTCGATGGACGGACGAGAAGAACTGCAGTTGTACATGACGTGGCGGATGCAGTTGATGTCTCCGTCGAACTCAAAAAGCAGCGCGAACTTCACGCTCTCCTTGGTCGTGACCTTCTCGACCAGGACGCCTTTCTTGTCAAGGGCTTCCTGCAGGATCTCCGTCCTGAACCAGTCAGGGATCAGCGCCATCTCCAGGTCTCCGGAATAACCGTTGTTGGTCACAGAACGGAAATAAACGATACCATCGGCGTAAAACGGTGTAGACTCGCCTTCTGCATCCAGCGAGAGACTGACCGCACCGGGAATCGCCCTGGGCGTCGCATAGTTGTAAGAACGTACGCCGTTCTCTTCCGTTTCTGTGAGCTTTGCGACATGAACGTTTTTCAGATTGTATTTAATTTTATTTCCCATAGTCTTTAGCCCTCCATTTGAAATGAATACAGGACCTCATACAGTTTCTCGGTGTCGATCCACACCTCGGTTTTGTCATAAAAAATACCGTACTCATCCAGCACGGCTTCTACAGTGCCTTCCACCTCCGGGTCCTTTGCGTCGGTGTAAAGCTCGATATGCACGTCATTTATCTTGTAATAGACCTTCCCGTCTGCCGCGAAGTTATCGCTTCCTGGCATCAGGTAAGTAATGAACGGAGGATCGACGGCTTCTCCTTCCGCGAAATGATCATAAGCAGAGGGAATGTCTATCTTCCTGATAATCTCTAATAGTTTATCCATGCGACAGCCCCCTTATGATATCCGCCTCCAGCTGCTCAATGCCCTTTTCTTCTGCCGGAGCTATATGAACCTGAGCTCTTGTCCTGCCACCATTTCTTTTCGCATGGCCATGTTCTAGAAGATGGGCAAGCTGATACCTGTTTCTTGAATACACAGTTACCTCAAGTACATGAGAGTTCATCTTGGTGTTTTTGACCGACCAACTCTTTGCATACTTTCCAGACTTTACGGGCGCCCCTTCTTTGATGGAATTTCTCACAGTCTTGCCGGCATCCGTCACCGCTTTCCGCATGGTCTCATCGGCGAGCTTAGAATATTCCTCGAGAGCGTCATTCACCGCATCTGCAAGCCGGTCGACACTGATCTTTGTCGTTGACATGTTATCGTCTCGCTTTCTGGCAGCGTAACTTAATCCCGCGCTTTTTGTAATTCAGATGGTCAACTGCAACAATATCGTAGATCTCATTGCGGAAAAGAATACGGTGCGTAGTGGATCTTACAGAAGCCGTCTGAGTGCAATACCGGACAGTGACATTCATATCCGTGGCTTCTACTGTCTCCCCTACGATGGCCTGTTCATTACCATTCTCTCCGCTGATCGTTGCATAACAGGAAAAGAAATCCTCCCAGGTGTTCTTGTGATTTCCGTACTTGTCTGTGACGACAGTGTTTACCTGAATCATCACCCTCTCATTTAATGCTGCGATATCCATTAGAAATACTCTCCTTCCCGTATGCCAAACAGAAGCGCGCGAAGAGTCAAAAGCATCTGATTATGATCTGCCTCTTCCCGGTGCTCATACTGATACGCGACCGCATACATCACAGCAATCTTTGCATTCTCCTGCTCTTCGAACCGCTCCATATTATCGATCCGTGCTACGTCCATGCAGAGGCGCTCTGAGGAAGAGATGAGGCTCTCGACCAGGGCATCATCATCAGCGTGATCCACCCGCAGGTAATTCTTCATTTCTTCCAGTGTTATGATCATCTCTGCCTCCCATAAATGAAGATGCGGTGCCCATTATGAGCACCGCACTTTATCAGTTTTCTGTATCAACTTAGGACGTCGCCTTCTGCTGCAGCACCTTGATTGCTTCCGGAAGGATCAGCTTACCGTCCACGCGCTTACTGGCGAGGAACCCGATCTGACCGTAATCGGCATATCTCTCATTCAGACGCTTGAACGTGATGCCCTTCCTGTCGCCGATCCAATAGTAGGAAAGGTCGCCGAACATGATGGTCTTGGCGCCTGCTGCGAGGATAGGCATGTAAGCGGAAGTGTACAGCGGCTTACCCAGAATCATATCCGGTTCACCGTTACGAAGGCCCGGCTGCCACAGGTACTGGCCGGTCTGGTCCTTCAGCTTACGGATCGCCCTCACCGTGCCGTCATTGAGTACCCAGATCGCCTTCTTACGATAAGGGGACCTCAGGCTGTAGTAGAGATCGATCAGCTCATCGGCTGTGATCGCTGCGGCTCCCGCGGCTGTAACGCCAACTTCTGCGCCAGCCGTTGCGTGCAGAAGCCCGGTAGGCTTCTTGCTTCCGTCACCGACGATAAAGGCTTCCTCTTCCTTTGCGCCGATACGGCGGGTGAACTCTTTGGAAATATAGGACTGAAGATCAAACGCAGAATCGTCGAGAAGTTCCTCAGATACCTTGATAAGGGTTCCGACCTTATGCGCATCGATCTGTTCCTGTGCGAAAACATCATCGCTCTCGCCGTAGGCCGCACCTTCATCGATCCAGTTCGCTACACCCTTGGTCGCGACGACGGGGATCTTGTGGATACCATTGGAAGTCGTGAATACATGCGCGTGGGCACGGATCACGTTGTCTTCCTCCAGTGCCTGAACGAGGGTCCTCTCAAATTCATCCGGAACGAGATAGCCGCCTTCGCTGTCAACACCTTCGGACAGAGCATTGCGGATCTCATAGGAGATGCCGTTTCTGGACCTGACCTGATTCCAGAAAGCATCTCTGTATGCGTCGGATGCCGTTCCTGTCTTTTCATCCTTCTTCCTGCCCTCCGGCTTTGCGGTGAGCGGTGCCATCAGAGGCGCTTCCATTTCGCGACCCATGGCGTCCAGCCTCTCCTGACGTTCAATCTCGCGGCCGAGATCCACGATCTCCTGCTCCATCCTCTCGTAGGTTTCCGTGTCTTCTGCGGAGAGAATACCATTCTCACCACGGTGGGAGTCCAGAAACGCCTTCGCCTGCTCCCATGTTTTTGCTCTCTTTGAACGAAGTTCATTTACCTTACTCATGATCGTTACCTCCTTAGGGTTTAATAAGGCCGAGTCTCTTTTCGAGCTCGGCGATCGGTGTACCGCTGTTATGCGGAATTTCATTTTCTTTGGCAGTAGGTATGGCCGCCGCCTGCGCAGGTGTAACCTGAGGCCCCACTTCCGCCGGTTTGCAACGGGCAATCATCAGGTTCATCAGATGCGTCTCCGTCTCTCTTCCGGAGAAAGAATAGGCAGGCATCTCCGCCTCCAACCTTTTTTCATCCTTCAAGAGATCATCCGCAAAGCCAAGCTCGATGGCCCGGTTCGCATTCATCCATGTCTCTGAATCCATCAGGTGAGACAACTTTGCCCGGGACAGGCTCGTCTTGATCTCATAGGCATTGACAATGCTCTCCTTAACCTCGTCGAGCATGGCGATCGCTTTCTCCATATCCTCATGATTGCCATAAGCCAACGTCATGGGATTGTGGATCATCATGAGGGCTGTCGGTGCCATCAGAACCTTCGTGCCCGCCATCGCGATGACAGAAGCCGCACTGGCTGCAATACCGTCAATCTTTACGGTGACGTCATCCTTGTAATCCATCAGCATGGAATAGATCTGGCTTGCTGCGATGCAGTCCCCACCGGGAGAGTTCAACCAGATTGTCACCGGACCGGAGCCTGCAAAGAGCTCATCGTGAAACATCTTCGGTGTCACGTCGTCGTCAAACCACGACTGCTCCGCGATGGTCCCGTACAGCTCAAGGACCCGCTCCTGTTCCCCTTCTGCGTCGGCTTGATTCCTCCATTCCCAGAACCTCTTCTGTGTCTTCATCAGGGTCTTCCTCCTTTTCTGTATCGTTCTTATTCTTATAAGCAGCGCCGGCATCCGTGAGCGGTACCATGTTTCCGTTGACGAGATACAGGTCTCCACCGAGTTCCGCCGGGATCCGGTCCAGGTCCTCGAGCTGTCGGATGTCATTGGCGCTCATCCAGCCGTTCTGCCTGGCAGTAGCGTAGCCGTTCATTCGGCTCTCATAGTCCCCGCGAAGAAGCCCTTCCACGTTAAACTTGAAGAAGTAGTCCTTCTTCTCCTCCTCAGAAAGGAGCGCTCTGTGCAAGGCCTGTTCCCACCGGATCACCCAAGGATCCAGTGTGTATTTCACGAATTCCAGAGATTGCTGCTCAATATTAGAAAAACTCGACTTTTCCAGGTCTCCCACCATATGGGGAGGCACGCGGAAAATTCGAGCTATCTCATTGATCTGAAATTTTCTGGTTTCCAAAAACTGTGCCTGCTCGGGAGAGATGGAAATCGGTGTGTACTTCATCCCTTCTTCCAAAACAGCGATCTTATTACTATTGTGGGATCCGCCAAAGGTCTGCTGCCAGCTTTCCCTGACGCGGCTCGGATCCTTAATCGTGCCAGGATGCTCCAAGACGCCGCTCGGTGCCGCACCGTTTGCAAAGAACTTACTGCCGTACTCCTCTGTTGCAATCGCAAGGCCGATGGCGTTCTTGGCCATGGCGATCGGTGAATATCCGACAAGCCCATCAAAGCCAAGACCAGGAATGTGAAGTACATCGCTCGGAGAAATCCGCACCTTTGAATCCGTATTGATTGGTGCGTCGTCGCTACTCACGGTGTACTCGTAATAAAGCTGTCCCCGCTCATCACGGTCAACCGTCATGCGGTCCGGCATCAGAGGATACAGCGCAATGACTTCTCCCTTCCCGTTCCGGATGATCTGCGCATAAGCATTTCCCCACAAGAGCAGATGGGTCATCATCGTCTCCCGGAAAACAAAAGATGTCATCTCGGGATTGGGCTCATCGTGAACGAGCGTATATATGGAGTGATCTATTGCCTTTTCCGTACCCGTCTCTGTGTATCGGTACACGTGGAGCGGTAGGCTCGCAACAGCTTCTGACAGGATCCGCACACACGAGTACACGGCCGTCATTTGCATTGATGAACGCTCATTGACTCTTTTTCCGGAGCTGCTACTTCCCATGAAAAAGCTGTAAACACTTCCTGCGGTACTATTCTGGGGTTTGTCCCTGGACCGGAATAAGCCGCTAAAGATTCCCATATAAGATCACCGTCCTTTCTAAGCAACAATAAAAAGCACCTCGGATTAAAGGTGCTTTTATAATCTGTTTTATTATTTGTAATAACCAGCCAATTCAATGATACAATTTTCCACATGTCCTCTGCATTCGTTTGCAATAGAAATTGTGACATATTTCGTATGTGCTGGCGGATTTCTATACTTCTTCACTATTAAATTCTGATCAAATAGATCCGCAATTCTTCCTTGTGTTAGTTTGTTATATCCCAATTCATTAAATACTTCTTCTCTCATAATGCAAGACATTAAACTAGCAAAATCAGGACTCCTTTGCGTAATCTTTGTAAACTCTTCTGCTCTGAATGCATCAAGAAAACTATTCCATTGGCCTGCTGTTAGCTTTACATCCTTATCGCTTCTAGCCGGATTGAATCTGCTTATATTCAGCTTATTCTTCTGTTTAGATGATAATTCTGCCGCTTTTTCATCTATTTCATGATAATGATTCTCAATAATGGGGAATACTTTTTGATTCATTTCGCATTCCAATAATCGAATATATGCAAGGCAGTACATTCCAGCATCTCTAAATCCATAATCCATGTCCAGGGAAACCATATTATGCTGCCATAAAGCTGCTTTATACATGGGTTTTGTTTTGTTATGAAGCAGCTGATATACTCTTGATTCTTTTAGTATTTGATCTTCATCTTGCAACATTTCTGGGAAGTATTTCTTTAGCCTTTTACGAATGAAGTCAATAATATCTATGTAGTCTTCATTATTAGACGTACTCTCCAAATCAAAGAGTATTTCTTTCAAATGTCCTGCCGCAATCCGGTTTCCCTTTTCTATTGCATAGCTTAAAGACTCTTTATATTCCTTAAATGATTTCTCTAGCTCTGAAAAAAG